CAGATGGAGATTATTTTAAAATATATGGCCTAAAAGATGGTTCTATTGATAATTTTGCAAAATATATTAATCTTAGACAGCAAACTGGAGCAGATGATATTGTTGTATTTCATGATATAGAAGTTTTAGAACAAACTGGTATTACGTTTACACAAACTTCAGCTGTGTCATACGCACAAGTTGATAATTTTGATAAACCAATTGTTTATAGACCGGTTATTCAGTCTGCTAATATTTCAAATGCATTTTTAATTAATTATAATTTAAGAATTTATAACGAAACTGATAATACTCAAATTTTAAAGCAAGCCTCTCTAGTTTATAATAAGCCTTCTAAATATGCAAAAAGAATGGTTCAATTAAATGTGAATGGTGAATTAACACATGTTTATAATAAGATTGCCAGCACTGCGGCATCTTCTAATATTAATAATTTTATTAATTCAATTAGACCTAGTATAGGCGAAACAAAATATGTACCAGTTGCTGTAGATACTTTGAATGTGGTTTCCGCAAATACAAATGTTCAATTAGATGGTACAAACGTTACGGCTTTAAATAATTTAACGTATTACGGCTTGGGAATGGGTGTAATTACTCTATCTAAAGTGTCAGATAATTTTATCAAGTTAAGAATTGCACAAAAAGAAGGCGATACACTAAAAGAAATTTCTTTAGTTAATGCTGAAAAGATTGAAATGATTATTAAGAGCGGCGCAGTAGAACAATCTATATTTTCAGATCCTACATTTCCAAACGTAGATATGGGAAAAGGAGAAGTTTTATTTAAAATAGAAAAATCTGTAGCCAATAAATTCGATCAACCTGAAACTAATATAGTGAGTGATACATTTTACATTAATATAGTAAATGGTTCTACTAATTCTATGTTATATTATGGAAAAGTTAATATTGTATAATGATTTTAAATAGTAGAAATAACCTTTATAACTTTAAGTTTCCTAGAAATTTTATTCCTAAGGAAGTTGCTGACAAATATAGAAAATATTTGAACAGGATGCCTGGTAATATTATTTCTGAACCTATAGATTATATTAATTACAGTATTCAAGGTATTAATATGCCAGGAATTAGTTTCGATCCAATTTCACAAACCAATAACGATGGTACTAAAAGATATTTTAGAGGCGCTATTCCAATTCAAAATACAGTAGAACGTCAAATTAAAATAACGATGCAATTGTTAGATGGTTTTATCAACTATTGGATTATGCAAGATACTTTATTGTATTATTATTCTAGAGAGGTTAGAGAGCCATTTACAGAAGATTTAAAATTGCAAATTATGGATGCAGAAGGTATTCATTTAATTTCTGCAATTTTTGAAAAACCAATATTACATAATATTTCAGAATTAGATTTAAATATGAGTCAAAATGTAGCAGAATTTAATACGTTTGATATTAATCTAATGTACAACAAATTTAATATTGAACTAGAATTAGACTAATATATAGGATATGAAAACATTTATAGAACATTTACAAGAGAAGAATGTAACAAACGACGAATGGGTTTTGTTACAAGAATCATTAACTTCTGAGCTTACACCAGAATTAGAGGCAAAAATTGATATGGCTATTGATGAATTTATGTCACAGTATACTAATGAAGACGGTATTGTTGAAATTTCAAAATTCAACGAAGACGTTACAAACGAAGGTTTTTTAGGTTCTATTTTAGGTGGTTTAACTGGATTTGCTTTAGGTACTTCAGTTGGTAAAATTGTTGCTAAAGCTTTAGGAGTACAATCTGGTATTTTATACGATTTATTAACTTCTAGATTGGTTGGCGCTGCAGTAGGTTCTGCGTTAGGCAATAGATTTTAATTCCATTTATATGCAGATAGTTGCAATAGACTTTTCTTTAAATTCTCCAGGAATAGTTATTCGTAAAAAAGATAAATTAAATTTTATCTCATACATAAAGGCTGGAATTGGCACCAAAGCTGAAACTAAAATGCAAGAAGAGCTTGCAATGTTAGGCGATATAATTCTAGAATTTCAACCAATCTTTACGACATCAAAGGATTTTTCTGATAAAGAGATTTCCAAATTACAAAGATTTATCACTATGGCTAATGACATGATTCTATTAATAGAACAACACGTTAGCGTTAAAGATCCTATTATTTTTGGATTTGAAGGTGTATCATATGGTTCTGGCGGAGGTGGCACTAACAATTTAATTGATTTAGCTGCAGCAGCTGCAATATTCAAATATTGTCTTTTACAAAAATTTAAGAATCCAAAAACCAACATCGTTACAGTTGCTCCTACTACAATAAAGAAACATGCTGGTTCAGGTAGATTAAAGAAGAGAGAATTGTGGGATGTCTTTGTTAATAATAATCTAAATGATCCTTTATTAAATCAAAATTCGGTGTGGGACTTTGCCAGAAATCTTGAAATCGGCGCTAAAGTTCCAAAGCCCTTTGATGACCTTATCGATGCCTATTTTTTAGCATCGTATCTCGGGGCCCTTTAAAATCTTTTTTAGCCCCCAAATAAACCTTTCACCGACGCTAAAGAACTTAACTTATATGGCGTCTGGGCCAAACTGTTTCAAAAATAGTAAAAATAAACAAATATTTTTTAAGATATATAAAGTATATGATACTTGATACTATGGAAACAATGGACAAATTAATACCTATTGATCATTTTGATTTATACAATGTGTTAAATAAAATGGTTTGTATGAACAGACTATCTAAAGAAGAGATGGAAAGTTTATTAATCAAATCAGGCCTAACCAAAATAAAGGAAGGCGTATATACAGATGAAGATGGTAGTGAATTAGTTATGAATATTGTGAAACAGTAGAAGAGTAGCATATATAATAAACAGTTATAAGAAGTTTAAGGCCTAAACGTATTAACGAATTAAACAATTTAAAGAAAAATTAAAGTATTAAAGACATGGCAGATTTTGACATTTTCAATCTGAGTGTATCAGACATTGACACTCATGAAACCGCAGCAGCATCATCTTCAAATGATGTTTACAAACCAACAGCCGATCAAGGCAAAGACGGAACTTACAAAGCACTTATTCGTTTTGTTCCAAACCCAGCAAATCCACGTAATTCACTTGTTAAAAAATATGTACACTGGTTAACAGATGCATCGGGTGAAGGTAAATTAGTTGATTCACCATCTTCAGTCGGTGACAAATGCGCAATTGCAGATGCATTTTTCAAATTACGTAAGTCTGATTCAGCAGTAGACCGTAAAATGAGTGAAAAACTTAAAAGACGTGAGCAGTATTATGCATTGGTTAAAGTTATTAAAGATCCTCAGTTCCCAGAATATGAAGGTACTTACAAAGTATTCAAATTCGGTTACAAAATCAAAGAGAAGATCGATGAAGAATTGAAACCAGCATTTGGCGAACCTACACAAGTATTTGACCTTTTTGAAGGTAAAAACTTTGAATTAATTATCACACGTCAAGGTGATTATAACAACTACGATAAATCTAAATTCTCTGCTTCTAGAAGTGCAATTACAATCGATGGTAAATCGGCTGAAAAAACTAAAGAAGTGATGACAACCATCAAAGCAGAATTAGATAAAGCACCATCTTTAGAACCATACGAGTACAAAGCATGGGATGATGAAACTCGCGATTTTGTAAATTCAATTTTGCGTCAGTATTTGAATCCTGGTTCAGCTATGGATGAAATCGTAAGCAACAAAAAAGCATCAGCTAAAAAGGCTCCAGCTGCTCAAGAATCTTCATCAACAGATGACTTCGATTTTGACACAACACCGAGTCCTTCAAAAGCAGAAACATCTGCTAACGTAGAATCTTCTGACGATTTAGATGCATTTTTGAATGACCTCGACATCTAAAATATCAGAATCATTTAAACACAAGATTAAGCTTTTAGTTAAACAAGTAGTTACAAAAGAACACTCGTCAACTAATAAGCATACTCTAAAGGAAATGCCAGGGCGAATAACCCTGGCATGTCCTTATTGTGGTGATTCCAGTACAGATGACATGAAAAAACGCGGTAATCTTTATTGGGGTACATTACAATATCATTGCTTTAATTGTAGTTATCATACAGATGCGTATGGTCTTTTAAAAGATCATGGCATTAAATTAAATACAGACGAAACTATAGAGATTATAGATTATGTAAAAGAACATAAGCTAGAAACTAGAGACGTTGAAGTATTACAACATGGCACCTTTGCAAAAGTGTTAGATATAGCACCAACAAAACAAGATCTTAGAAATAAATTAGGGTTTAAAGATATAGAACCGGGGGATCCTGCGTTTTTTTATCTTAGAAACAGATTATTATCTACAAAATTAGAACATTTCATGTATTGCCCAAAAGATAAAAGGCTTTACATTTTAAATATAGGACCAAATGATAAAGTTATAGGCATGCAATCTCGTACGCTTGTTAAAGCATCTAATAGTAGATATTTAACGTATGACTTATCAAAATTAAAAGAATGGCTTGGTGAACCTTTAGAAATGACAGAAGATGAATTAGTACCTATTAATAAAATGTCTACTTTATTTGGAATCATGCAAGTAGATATGATGCATCCTGTCACGGTATTTGAAGGACCGCTTGATAGATTATTTATGCATAATTCATTAGCATTAGCTTCAGTAAATAGAGACACCGAAGAATTGGATGAAATTCCAACTATTAGATATATGTTTGACAATGATAAACCAGGAAAAGATAAAATGCTTCAAAAAATGAAAAGAGGTAAAAGTGTTTTTACTTGGCAAAGATTTATCACAAAAAATAAGCTTGATAAATATCCTAAACAAATAAAAGATCTAAACGATTTAGTTATTGCAGCGTGGCACACTAAAAGTAAATGTCTAAAAGAAATAGAAGATTATTTTAGTAATTCACCATTAGATGCATACTATTTATGAT